TACCAAAAGCATCTTCAGCAAAGTTCCACCATTGTCCTCTATACCAAGTTGTATCTAATATAGCAGCATCGAATCCATATACAGGATGTTGTCTGTGTTTAACACCAGCACTTATGTTTAATCCACCGATTGATTTCTTTATTCGTAAATCACCATGAACGTACTGAACATCTTCTAATCCAAGTTCGGTATAACCACCTTTAATCATAAACCACTCACCTACATATCGTAGCCAGTATTCTTGATTAAGATAATCATCACCCCATTGTCTACCTTCAGACCATTTAGCTAAAAACTCCCAACCCTTTACAGGACCGAATGTTGCGTTTTCATTTGCTGATTGTTCAGAACCATCGTACCAAGTTCCACCATTACCAGCATTTTTAACACCACGTTTTGGTTCGTACTTAAAACGACCTATTTTTCTAATACCTAATGACTTTTGAAAATCAGGTTCTAGTTCACGTTTTTCCCTCTTGAACTCTAATTGTCCAGTAGACAAACCACCAACAATAGCAAACCTATCGTCTTGGTGTCTTGGTGCATTTAAACTAAAACTCGCATAAGCTGTGGAATACTTAAAGAATTTCCATATTTCATTTTCAGCAAACAAAGATGAGGTTATTAATAAACCTATAATAATTTTCTTTAACATCTGTTTTCTCCTATTTAATTAACCTATTGTATCTCCTTTGTCATCTACAAAATGAGATGAACCACTTATTACAGGTGGCGTTGGAGCTACATAAAATTCTGAGCCAGTCATATGTCCAACCAATCTAGATTTGACCGCAGTAAGATTTGCATCTTCTGCTAAGTTGTGGTCAACAAACTGATGATATTGTCCATCTGAACCTGATACTCTTAATACCCAATAAGCAAAGTTACCATCGGTAAACTCTTTTCTAGCCGACTCTAACTTTGACGATTGAGCTTGTGCTTCTGTAAAATTTGCCATTTTACTTTCTCCTTAATTACAATTATAAATATTAGTTTGTGTCAAATCTGACCACAAAAGCTAAAGACATTTCTTTATCATTTTTAATTGGTTTTGCTGTTTTAGCCATTGCAACCAATTCATCAAATGAATTATATAATCCTATAGTAGTTACATATGGTGAAAATTCTGAATGAGTTGCTTCACCAATTAATTCTGTACCAATCTCATATTGTCCATTTTTAAATGACATGGTTGAATAACCAGTCAATTCATATGGAAACTCATCCCTACTCGTTCCAATAAGACCAGATTCCATAAAATTAGTTCCATGAAATCCAACGCTACTACTATATTCAACTTTTAAACTTCTATTATTTGTATGTTGAAATTCATTCTCACCAACTCTACAAATATACTCTCGTTCATATATAGTTTGAGTCGAGTCAAATGTTAAATTAAAACTACCATCACCGACATTAGAATACGAACCAGTATCAGTTATTACTAAAAATCCATCATTATAAAATACATTTCCAATAACACTTCCACTATTATTAGTGTCTGGCATCCTACTAGCAAAACTAGAACTAAAAGCTACGTCATATAAGTTACCGTATCCATCATCTTGTAGTATTATTTCTGGACTAACACTATTATCAATAAGTCTTACTGAATTTTGTGCTATACTCTCACCATATAACTCTTGTGGTACAGAAATTACCGTGGCAGAATCGTGTAACTGTCTTGTATACGGTCTTACTAATTTCATAACAGAACGTTTAACTGAAGTGTCATATAAAAATCTTGTTTTTGTATATTCAATTACACCAGCAGTAGGATGATTTTTTGGTGTCCCATGAAACCAATCTATATAACCTTTCATTTGGTTTATATCTCGATAATACATTGTATTTATAGTATAATAATTTGGAAGTTCATAATATTCTCTTTCTAGAATAGTCTTTGATGAACCTGCAGATATTGCACCATTTCCATTTATATTAAATCCGTATAATCCAGAATCACTACCTTTTGTTATCGGAATAGAATACACTCCACTACCACTATCGTTATTATCTACCGTAAAAGTTTTATTAACTTTGAAAGGTGAGATTAAGATATCATCGGATTCGAGATTCTTGAATTTCATTTTAGAACCCCTTTAAAAATCAAGTTTTACTTTGATAAGTGCTTCTCTTGCTTTTGATTTTAATATCGGTTTACTTAACTTTGCTATTGCTAACAATTCATCTGCATTATTATACATACCTACTGTAGTAATATACGTTTTAGGATCTGATTTCATACCAGGTATTATTTCTTTAACACCAGCTAGTGATTGGGTATAATAAGTTTCATTTGTTGTTGCATTAAACATATTAGAAGTAGCTCTTACAAAATAATGAGTTGAAGTTATTTCTTCTTTTCGTCTCATTTGAAAATAAGAACCACTTACAATAGAATCAAACATTAATCGATTATTTCTATTATCACTATTAGAACCACTTGCAGTTATTAGTTTTAATGGTGCTCCACTTAATCTATCAGGATTTAAAAGTATAACTCCAAGACTAGGATAAAAAGTACCATAAGAACCCATAGTAGTATCTTCAGAAGCAGCAGCAGTACTTATTGTTGTACCACCAACTAAAGAACCACTAACAACATTATATTCAGGTAAAAAATTTCTTTCATTAGCATTACCACCTTTATTAGTAGATGAATCATCTATCAACTTTACATAACTTCCAGTTGTATTTCCTAAATGCAACTCCCATCCACCAGGTTCAATTGCCTCTCTCATTCTAGCTCTATTAATACTAAGTGCATAAAAATGTTTTGCAGTGGTATTACCTTGAAAAGTAAACCTTTTAGTTTCAGGTGGATTAATTAAATTATTAAATTGTCCAAATACTGCAGCTGTAGTTCTATCACCAGTAGCACCTTTAGTTCCTAAAGAACCACTACCTTCAGCGTGACCATATACAATTCCAAATTGAACTGATGCTGATGCATTTGCTCCAGGATCATATCTATAAACGTCTATATTATAATCACCTGTATTTGTATACTGTGTTGATGAACTAAAAAAAGTGTTTATATTACTCGCACCATCTTGCCAGATACCAGATGTTACTATACCGATATCATCACTTATGTCTTCGTTTGTAAAATCTCTAAATGCTGACATTATTATCTACCCCCATACGTAACTATTTCATCATTAGCTTTACGTACTACTTCTTGTTTTTGTAAAGGATCTTTAGTTGAAGTTGCATCTGCTTTTACACCAAGTGTTACTGTCTGTACAAGACCTGATTCTTTTCCTTGTATAGTTACTGTAGTAGCAGCTTTTGTATTTATTGATTGAGCTTTTAAATTTACAGCTTTACCAACAAAAGTTTTTACACCACCTTGTCCTGCAAATTGAGTAACGTTTGTATTTTCTATTGTAAAAATATATTCTTCTTCAGGTTGACCTACTGTTTTCGGAGATATACTTACATCAGTTCCTTGGTCAAGGTCTGTATAATTGGTAGAATCTATATTTAATTTAGAACCAGCTTGTGATGAATCTACTAAATGACTACGAAATGTAGTTCTATTTGGTGTAGCTTCTAATAAAGACATATTTTCTATTACAGCTCCGTAGGAATCAGTTCCATTTGGATGAGTGACATCATATAAGGTATAGTCTATTTCCTCATCACTTAAAGCAAATTTTGTTATATTCAAGTCTCCACCAGCTGCTAATATTTCTCTACCCCTTTTGGTAAGAATTGCATCTACTGTAACGCTTGAGTTATCTAAGAATCCCATATTTTTATCTCCAATGATTGTTGTGTTGATATAACTTTTCTATAAATAAATATCTATGATTAATTTTTTTTAACATTTTTTATCTCCTACGCTTTGGTGGTTTACGTTTTTTTGATGTTACCTTTTTTTTACCACCTTTTTGGTCTATACTAAGTTTAGATATACCTTTCGTAGTTGGTACTGCAACAGTCGGTGCAGTTGTTGTTACGATAAATGGTAAGTCACCGTCTATAGTAGTTTCGGATGTATTTTTTACACCTTCATAAAATGACCTATCAAATGCAGTGGAATCTCTATAGGAAACATCCTTGTCTGATGGATGTAATGATCTTGAACTATATAAATTTATAGTAGGATCTATACTATATCTAGAACTATTATTATATGCAAATTCGCTATCATAGAAAAACTTATATTCTAAGTTTATTTCTGATAATCTTTGGTTCATCACCATTGCACCAGTTGGTTCTTGAAATACATAACTTGGCCCACCGTAAGATACTGCACCACTAACATATAAATTTCTGTCATCATAATTATCATTAATTCCAAATTTATACAATGATGGTAATTCAAATGACCTTACAGTCTTATCTATTTCACCTTCGTAAAATGGATATTCTGCTTCTATCTTAACAACTGAGTGACTTGCTTCTTGGTGAACACCATCTTTATCTGTATTGTAGTGAAAATTTGATAAATTAATTTTAGCATTATAATCTATTTGTTCAAATGACGGATTATTTCTCTGTATTCTATTTTTTGACCTTTCAAATATATTAGGCTCAACCACAGTTCCCAACATTGGTTTCACTCTCATTGGTAAAACTTTTTTAAATTGTTTAAAAATAGATTGGTCATAATATTTTATTAGATGCATATAATCCCAAAAATCATTTTTACCTGTGTATTTTTTAAAATATTGATTAGCAGACTCTTTTAGTTCTGGATATTCTAATCTAAAATTATCTCTAGGATCACCTAGTAATTGATTGAAATCAAGATTAGCAAAAGAATTAATAATATCTTCATTAACTACATCTGTTGGTGAAAAGTAAATACCAACTTTAGGTGAGTCTACTGGTGAAAAGTCATTGGAACTGAAATCAAATTTTTCTGAAATTTTAAGAGATGCTCCACTACCACTAAGAAAGTTATTTTCAATTCTAATCTTATCAGTATTTCTTCTTTGAGGACCGTAATTTGGAATCATAGTTTTTGTTTCATCAACTACAGATTCAAATGTATTTAATCCACCAAATCCGATAGCAACACCAGGTGTAGTTGTAGTTTGGTTTGAACTAACATCTCTGATAGCAGTATTATCAGATAAAACACTATTATCATCAAATGAATATCTTGTTATTAAATTAGTATATGATGAAGATGGACTATTACCTATATAAGATTTTGGATTGTCAACATGATTATCAAAAAATCTTTCTATCAATGGTTCACTCCATAATCTAAATTCCATTAAAGAACCAGTTAATTGATTGCCAAACATATCATCAGGATGACCACCAATATACAAATCACCACTACCAGTCCAAGCTGCATTGTAAGATGATGATGCGGAACCAGTTATTATCAAAGATGTATTTGATGTTTGTACAATCCTATTTAAACCAGATGAATATTTTTTTACAAATAACTGATAACTAAATGAATCAGATATATCATCTGAATTTTCATTAGATTTTCTTACAGAAACATCATCCCAATAAATAGTTGAACTTGGTTTTACGTTTTCAAATCTAACACCCAATTTAGCTGTGTTTGGAAATCTTATAGTTTTCTCTACAGAAATATTTTTCCATTCATCTGTTACCAATCCAACATCTTCTGATGTTTTCATTCCACCTTGAGCTGTTATGGAAAATTTAGTAGAATGTATATCTTCATTCCAATTGACTATATTTTCATTTGAATCTAATTCAAATATACGTAAACGACCAATTGAATCTACCGTGCTACCTGAAGCTTTTGCGAAAGCAGAAAATATAAAAGTTTCACCTATAGTTGCGTCTGTCACAGAAGCTGGTTGTGAACCAGAATTAAATCCAAGTGTATATGAAATATTACCAGAGTCTAAAGTTGCGGTATTTCTGTGTATAAGACTTTTAGTACCAGTACGTGCTACATTAGAACCACTTACTATTTCTATATTTCCAAAAATAGCACTACTTGAACCAGATATAAACGGTGGATTAAAAATACTAGTAGTTTCAAATGATGGAAATGAAAATAACTCAGCATCTACTTTTTCTTTTTTTAACATTAGTGAATAATATTCACCGTCATATACAGGTAATAACGATGAACTAACTTCTATATTACCATTTGAGCCAGATAATATAAACGCAACAGTTCCAAGATTGTCTGAAGAACCGTTATCTTTTAATTTAATTGCCCAATCATCATCTTTCTGTATAAGAACTTGATCTGAACTATTAACTGACCTAAATCTTATTTCTACTGTTTCAGGTTTTCTACCTGTATCACTATCATCACTCCAACTACTTGAAACATATTGTCCACCTTTAAACCCAAGAGCTTTAGTAAATCTTCTTTTTGTCTCAAATGGTGCCCTTTTAGTAGTAACATCCATACCACCATATTCTCTGACATTTAATATTGTAGATGGAATACCATAACAATTTAGTATTGCATTTATAGAAGCTGTAGTACCTTTTGTTTTCAATATCATAGGCATACTAGCTATTAATCTTTTTGTAATCTCCTTTGAGACATCAGCTTCGGTTGGTGAATCTAAAGAACCAGATGTATATAATGAGTATGAATCTCCACTTAATTTTCTACCAAACTCATATCTACTTAAATCTAATAAATCTTTTCCATCTTGTGTACTCCAACCTAAAGATTTAGCTAAATTAAAAATTAAATCTTTTGAAAATCCATCTTCTAATGACATCCTTCTATCAGATATATCAGACATTGCTTTTATGTATGACCACATTTCATCAAACTGTTGACCTATCATGTCCATAAAATCTAAAAATTGTACATTTTGAGAATCACTTCTAACATGGTCTGGTAATAAATTAACTAATCGATTACCATTTTCTGTATCATAAAATGAAGCACTGTATATTTGACCTGTTTTATTAGAAATAGAACCATACCAATCTGTAAAATCAGAACTAGATGAGCTTACTGGTTTGTAAGGAATTTCATATGTTCCATCACCTGTTTTAGGCCATGATGCATTAGGAAAAATACCCATAGAACTAGATATATAAGTTGATTTTGTATTATATAAATAATTTTCATAACCATCAAAATTATTTTTTATGTTTCTTATAGCATTATGATGTAGATTTAAATCTACTGTAGAATTTGTGACTCCAACAAAAGAAGCACTTAATGCAGTTTCTTTTTCTATTTGTTGTATTTTATATTTAAAGTTTTCTAATCTTTTTTGTGCAGATGAAAAATTTATAAAATTTTCATATTGAGAATATTCTATATTTATATTAGATGAAAAATCTTTTAAAAATTTATCTTCTATTTCATCTTTTAATCTATTATCCGTAGTAACTAAGTCGTCATATGTTTTAAATTCAGTTGATCTTTTTGACACTATGGATTCTTCAGGAAAACTATTTCTAGGAATCAATACTTGAAACTCTTCATCTTCTTGGTCATATCCAATCAATTCTACTGTTTCTTCTAATGATGGTAATACTTCACGTACAACATAAGTTAAATCTTTTTCAGATATATCGTCTGGTAAAGGTTCATATGTTTTATATACTATTGAATATGGTAAAGTCGGTACTGTAGTGTTATCGTATTTTACATTTGTAACTAAAACTTTTGTATCGTCACCAAAACGTAAATATGTATTTAAATCTTTTCTATCACCAAACTTACTATTAATTACCCAATTTGTATATTGCTCGTCTGGTTGACTAGACTCACTTTGAAATTGTGGTCTTGTTCTTTGTACAATAGTATTGTAACTATCAGATATTCCAATCGTATCACCATCTACTGAAAGTATTTTAGCAACAAAGGGTTCATAAACTGGTGTATAGATATGTGGTTCATTAGTTGGAGATGGTGGTGGTACTGCAGTAAATGCAAGTTCTGTTTGTGATATTCGATTTACAAAACCTGTTTTTATAGTTCTAACTAGTACTGCTTGTATTTCAAATTGAGTAACTTGATTGACATTAATATAATTAGATAGTGTAAAGGTTTGTGATGTATTACCTGATTTCGTATATATTACTTGACCATCTTTTAGTATTTCCCACTCTAAATTATCAGATTCTTTAAAATCAGCCTCGTTTAGTTCTATTCCAAATGGTTCAGTAGCTATAACAAACCTAGATGGTATAAAAATTCCATCGTCATACCATCCATCAGTTAAAGTATAATTGTTTATACTTAAATCTTTTATTTGATTTAATTGACCACTAGGTCCTCCAATATCTGGATCTGTATCAATATCTTCCATCGGTGGAAGAAGTTTTAATATATCTGGTAATTCTATATATGGTTTTCTAGCCATTATTTAGTCTCTATTATAGCTGGTAAATGAAGTGTTGACGAATCATTTGCAGTGTTGTCATTAATTGTTAATTTTATTCCTATATGTAAATCTTTTCCAAATAACTCTATTCTAATTCTTGAACCATTTCTACTAGTACCATTAGCAGTTTCTCCAGATATCTCATTTCTTGCTCTAAATGGACTTTGTGTATCAGGTACTGCATATGTAACATCACCTGTTACTGGTACAATTCTAAAATTACCACCACTATCAGCTCCAGCTGCTCGAGGTTGTATTCTATCATAAGTACTACCTTGCAAAGAACCATTATCTTGGTCAAATCCTGTCACTTCCCACACATACGATGTGGTAGTGTCTGCTCTCAAAAATGAATTACTAACAATGTCTATTATGGGTTCTGGATTATTTCTTTTTAAATATACTACTTTAAATTGACTATCATTTAAATTTCTTATATCATTTAAAGTTCTACCACTTCCTTCAAAGTCAACACCATCATCCCATTGTTGAAAAGTCTGTTGTTCTTGTCCGAGTATAAGGTCTTTAAATCTAACATACGCTGCAGCAAACTTTGTATCACCACGTTCACCTGCGTAGTTATCTTTAAATTCTTTAGTACCCGCACCTTCATCTAAAAAGAAACTTGCCTGAAATATATCAGTACCAATAACTTCTGTTTCACTAAGACCGACATCCATTGCAGTAGGAATTACAGGTGGATAGATTTTATTTACTAAAAAAAAGTTTGGTATAGTTATAGTTCCACCTACCATCGATTGTTCAAAATTACTCTCATTCATACCGGGTGTAGGTATGAATCTAATTTGTGTTGAATTTCCTTTTTCTTCTGCAGTACCTGCAAATTCTATGTTACTAGACGGTGAAGAGTCTGCTGTAACTTTTCTATTTCTTGCAGCTAACTTATAAAAATCCCTAACATATTGTTCATCTCTTATGTTTTGAGTAACTAGTCTTAATTCTTTACGTGAATCAGATATTTCATGAACAATATATTTATTTTCTTTTAAAAACAATTCCTTATCTAAACGTGAATCATCTGGTGTAACTTCATCATTATAAATCATCCCTGCTTGATCAGTCACAACAGTTTCATATGAACCTGCTAATTTTCTAAAAAAATTATATTTAACCTTAAACTTACCCCTATCATAACCTAACTTTCTTAATACTGTTCCTGTTTTTACTTTCATACCACCATTTACTACACTATAAGAATAATCAGATTTATCAACGATAGCTGTTTCTAGTATATTATCACTTGTGTCCATTATTAATACTTCAATATAATCATTCGTGTGATTGCCAAAATAACCACCAAAATAATTGTTTTCTAAAGAGTTATAATTAAATGGTTCATTTGTTATAAGTAATTCTTTATCTTTTTCATTTAAACCTGTTGACATTAATCTACCGGCTCCCCTTCTGGTATACTATCTATTACTTCTTGACTTTTAGTTTTTACATTTCTCCACTCAGAACCTATTGCATAAAAACTTTGTAAGTCAGGAAATGGTCTTTTTTGATTTCCATCAATCAACCACTTTCTAACATCATCAACATTGTCTGATGTAATAGTATCTCCATTTTTCAAATCATCTGGTAATGGATTCGCTATTTCAGTAATCATTAGTTCATTAATTAATCTATCGACTAGTGCATCTGAGTTTTGATCTTTTCTAGTTTGTTTTTGAGTTTCAGTTTGAATTGAACATGATGTATTTTCAATTACATATTGAACTCCTTGTTTTACATCAACTTGAATATTTCCTAATGTTTTAAAATCAGTAGTGTCTAAATTTCTACGATGTAATTCCGTTTCTAAAGTTGAATATGTTGGGTTGTTTAAAATTGACGCATCCTCAATACCCAACCCACCATCAATATCTTCAAATGATTGTAATACATTTTCATCAGTTCTAAACTTTTTTAATGCAGAGGTTATTAATCTAGAAATGTAACCACCTCTAAGTTTATCTATATACTGATTATAAAATCCAATATCTCTTAATTCATTTTTTGTGTAAGGCATTATTGTGCTACCTTAAAAGTAAATCCTTCGTTAAAATATTGATCTGTTTCATCAGCTCCACTACCACTTTGAACCCTAAATTCTAATCGATAATATCTTTCAGGTTGATATCCATCTAACCAAAGATTAAAATAGTTACCAGTTGAATCACAACTTATTTTTGAACCACTACCATAAGGTACTATAACATCTTCAGTTTCAGCATCAACTATTGAATAGAATGATGAACCACTTGGTAAATACTTTACTGTTAAATTCGATGGTGTTGTTGAATATGTTGGTTCAGGAAATCTTTCTCTACCAACTAATCTAAATTTTACTTTTGATTTTTCTTTATATTCTGGTCTCAGTCCTTTCATATACACAACCATATCTTCTATATTAGTTTGTGTTAGCGGTGATAGAGAACCTTCTGACCACTTTGAATCATCCCAAACAGTTTCAAGTGTTGGTGGATATTTTGTATGTGTATCTGAAGAGAAAAATGCCAATTGGCCAAGACTAGTAGTACTTCCTTCATCTGCAGATGAATCTAAATTTCCAACACTACCACTTCTTTTAACCATAAATCCATCATTGGGAACATCACCATCTAACCACCTATTTACAATATCTGTAACATCCATTCTAATATCAATTGTTTTATGACTTATAGAATGTGAAGCAACGTATCCACTTCCAGTATACCATGTTCCACCCGAACCACTAATTTGTGATGTCCAAATAGTTCCACTAGTTAAACCATCTCTATAATTCCAACTAGCTCCTTCTGTTGTTATTGGATTATCATATGAACGACCTTGGCCCATATCCCATGATTGGCTTATTGGATATGCATACAAACTCTGTGATGTGTTTAAATTTGAAGACTTTGCATCAAATAAATTTAAATAAAATTTTGGATTTGTAATCGTACCACTAACAATAGAAGATGAAATATAGCTTATATCAAATCTCATTAAAATACGAGATACGTTAACTGAATCACCAGAAGCATTAACCTCTTTTCTAACTTCTAATATCTCATCCATTCCAGCATTTAAACTAGCACTGGCTTGATATAAAGTTGTATCTTTTTCTGCGAATGTAAAATAATGCATTTATCTACTCCCTAACCCCTAAGTTATCACCCAATACTTTCCCCTTAATATCTGTGTTAGGAAATTTAACTTCAAATATACTTGGATCTAAAGCTGGATATAAAATACCACCACGTAATGATGAATCTATATCATAAAAATTACCTGAATATCCGTTATCTATTTGATATTTGTTTTCTATTACTATTGGTAAATTGTTTGGGTTATTTTGTTCTGGATTAACAACTGTCGCAACACCCTCTACTAAAGATATTTCATAAACTAAATCAGCAACAACTATGGGTTGTCCAATTTGCCATCTATCAATATCAAAGAAATCTTGTATTGTAGAAACACATCGTAATAAAACTTCATTTTTATTAAAACCAACTTTAGTTAATATTGAAAAATTTATTGCAATATTAATAATATATGCATCTTTTATATTTATAGCATCTGTAATCAATCTATACTGAGACAGATAACTTTTTAGATTTTGTTTTGTAGTTTGTGTTAGCGGTGATAGTTTTTTGTTACCATCAAATCCTAACGTATACATATTAAGTGCTAATGGATTTGGTATATTATTAACTTGTAAATCTTTTAAACTTGTACCAACGTCTGATTCTGTTATTTCTCTTTCTAATGTTTCTAACATTCCGATTTTACTAAGTTGTTCATCTTGAGATATATGAACCTTAGAAACTGTACCATACTTTGCTGGTAATGAATGTGCTCTAACAATATAATCATCTTTTGTTACTATTCTTTGTTGTGCTTGAAAATATGCTAAAGCATTCTCTTTAGTTTCACGTGTAGTTTCACCATTTGAACCACCAGTAGCGGGTTTTGGATTAGAGAAAATTACAGAATCCTTTGACTCTTGTACCAAAGCAGATGATAAACCTTCTTCAGAAATTGTAAAACTAATTTGTCCTAATTGAGCTACATCACCAACATTAACGTTATCATCAACACCACCCCCATATGTATATTCTAAAGTTAAAGTTGTGTTTGCTGGTGCCAATCCAAATGTACTTGTCTTCAAAAAGTTACTAGGATCAAATGCAGTAGTTAAGTAACTCGGACTACCTGGTAAACTAGAACCAACATTTGTTGGATTTGGAACTATTTCTTCATCAGGATTATCAGATACACCAGCTCCAAATCTTAGAACGATTTCATCATTTTCATTTATATGTGTTGTAAATCTTCTAGAGGCTCTTTTTAATTTTAAAATGTAAGGAGCTATTTCTCTGTCACCGATAGAAGAAGGATCGTTTGTAACATTATTTTCCATATCTTCAAATACAGTATCCCTTGCAAGTGAATCTACCTCATACCACTTATTACCATCTGAATCAGTACAAGATATTATTTCTATAACATCTGCATTACTTAAACGTATTTCTGTATATTTTTCTGCACTTCCAAAATCAAAATATTCAGTTGCTAATTCACCACTTTGAGCTTTGACTTTTTTCTTCAATAAATATTTTGTTGGTTCACCACTATCCGTTTCAAATATTGTAACTTCTCGTACATCATAAGAACTAGAAAATTTAAAATTACAATCTTCAAGTGTTCTAAAAGTTGTTCCATTAGAATTTGCATTTACTTGTGTACCACCATTTACTGTAAGTGCATATCTAAAATCTGGTAGTCCATTTAGAGCAGGGATTGTTTGAAAAGTATCTAGTATAACAGTTGCTGCAGATGTAGTTTTTGGTTTGTATCCAAAAGATTGGGCTATGTTATAAATATTCTTTTTTTCTTCGGCATAAGCTAACAGAGATTCTCTAAATTGTGAATCTATATAGTATGAAAGAACATCACCAACATATGATGCCATTTCAATAAACATCATACCTGGTGACGCTTCGTTAAAATCATTATATGTGTTTGGAAAGTATTGTTTAGCAAACTCTATAAGATTTGATTTGAAATCATTAAAATCTTTATTTAAATAGTTTACTGATTTAACCGTATCCTTTTTTATACTTGTTCGTGCCATTTTATTTCCTAATAATTACCATTAACATCCGAACCATCGGTAGCATTAACAGTCAATTCTTGATTTACACTAGGATCTAGTGTTGTTGAATATTTTATATTTACAAAAACTTTATTATTGTCACCATCATCATTTAATGTTTCAATATCAATTATAGTAATATATGGTAAAAATTTATTTACCGCCTCCATAATTATAGTCTTAATTTTTGTTGGTAACCCATCATCTCTCTGTTCAAAACATACTTCTCGTAACCTACAACCAAATTCAGAATTACCGACTCTTTCACCTGGATAAGTTAACAATAAGTTTCTAAGATTATGTCTAGACTGTTCTAAAGAATTTTTAGTCATAGCAAAACTATTATTGTTATCCGCACGTATTGGAAAAGACAACCCAACAAATGTCCTAGGATCTAAATCTATTTCTCTAGCACTTCTTGGCATTATCTAATTCCTCCTGGTCCGTTTTTCTTTTTATCTAAAGCTTTCATTAATCCACTATAATCTCTTGTCAATGCACTTGTAACATGGTCTGGTACTTGTTCAACTGATTTACCAGCTTTCTTTATCGTATCCACTGCTACCATATCACGTTTAACTTCTTCAGGTTTACCATATCCTAATAATTCTGTCATTTTATTACTATTAAATATTCCACCACTCATAGTAGGATATTCTTCAGTTTGTTTTTTACTTAAACCAACAGTTTCGTTTAGAACGTCATTTAAAGTTTTATTATTTGTATAATTCACTTGTTCTTTAGGTTCTATTATTTCTGGTATAACATCAGTTAGTTTTTGTGTTGAAGTTGTTTGTTCTTTTATAAATATCTTCTTAACTTCTTTTTGTACCTCTCTTCTAACTACTTCTTGTATTACTTTTACAAGGTCTTTCTTAGTCATGATAACTCCTATGCTGTTTTTACTTTACTACTTAAATATGTAGATGTTGTTATTGATGTTTGTAATTTTATGTTCATCTCTGTCAACTCCACATTCTGTTCACTTAAAGATTTTATTTCATCTACTGTTTGTGGTGTTGGTGGTTGTATTGCTGCTAAAGTTGCTAGTTTAGCAGTATTTGCAACTATGGTTGTATTATTCTGTGTTATTGTTCCAGTAAACACCTCATCTAATAATTCTTTTAATTTATTCCCAAGTACAATAGGTTCTATTTCTGTTTCAACCGAACTACCCAATCTAACATCATCTCCACTTATAAATATATCGTTAGATTTAATTTGTATTTTTTTTCCTTCAACACCATCACCTTTAGATGAAAGATATATAGAAGAGGTATTTGAATCGTTTATATCTTCTTTTCTGTAAGGTTCATCAGTTGTAGATTTATTTTGTGTAGATATTTTTATTGTTGGATTGTTACCACTTCCATCAAAATGTATTGCCTCACCAAATCTACCTTCATATACAATGGAAGATTCTTTAAGTTCTATTGGTTTTACTTTTGTTCTTTTAAATTTTTTACCATACTGAGTATTTGAATTATAATCACCAACTACACCAGGAATAGAATTTTCGTTTACCGAACCTTTTCTGTTTAATATTTTAGTAAAATATACTACACCTTCTTTTTCTATAACATTAACGTGTTCACCTATTAATGGAACATAAGTTATGTTTGCGTTTTCTGGTAAAACTAAACCAGGATCTGATTTACCATTTATCAATAAACCTCTAAGTCCTAATCTTACACCTGGTTGGTTACGTATTACTTCTTTAACTTCCAATACATCAGTCTCATGATATTCTTCAGTTGTAGCTTTTATAACTTTTTTAACGTAAGAACTTATTTGTTGTGGAGTAGAAAGTCTACTCATTTTCATATCAACTGGTACGTCAAGATTTAATTTTTTTTTACTATACCCAACTTTAGCCATCTAGTTGCCTTTGGTTACATTTTCTATCTTAGTGTGTATCTTATCGGATTCGGTTTGAATATCTTCTACTATATCTTCAATACCAGAAAGTAATTGTTCTTTTTCTGTATCAGACAATCCAAATTCATCTTCAGAACCAGCTTTACCTTCCGCCGAGATAAGTCGTTGAACAATACCTGCCATCTTAACAAGTTGGTCATCATTTCTAACATTTATTTCAAGATACTCTTTTATCATTGGCACAATTTGTACAGCAGTGTCTCCATCTTTGATAAATTGAACAAGTTCTTTTGTCAATACATCAAGCTGTTTTCTGTTAAATTGTGTGTTATCATAAATGTCTTTGAAAAGTGATGATAGTGATTTACCATCAAATATTTCATAATCTATACTCATAGTTGAACCTATATGTTTTTATATAGTAATAAATATATAGTTATCAAAAAAACACAATATATAAATATATATCAAAATTTATTATTTGGTGAGATTATAGTTATATACGAGGGTTTTAGTTCTGCTAAAATCCTTTTTTTCTAACTAACGGGAGATAACCATGAAGGAAGTAATAACAATGGTAAAGGGATATATAGATGACATTGTTCATCTATTAGTTTCTTTTGTAGCTGTAGGTGCCGTTTCTGAAGTAATATTCGGAACTGGTATTTTCGGTGTCAATGTTATTGGTAACCTCACATCCATCATTAATAAGTTCGGCGAGTCGGGTTTCGCTGGGCTTGTCGCCTTATTGGTGTTGGTGGGTTTATTTCGTAAGTAGGTACGGAATAGCTTAATAGTCCTACGCTATTAGGCAAAAAGAAAGGGGAGTTAAAACTCCCCTTTTTTTGTTTGTGGGTGAGGGTTTTTTAAAATATCGAACCAGTATTTGCTGTGTCTATCTTACCATCTGTTTGAAACTCTTCTAACATACTAGAATAAAAATTCTTCATTTGATTTATTACTCGTGTGATATGTTGTGTATTAGAACCTGTCATCTCACGAATCATAATGTACAGAGCCTTCTTATTAAAGTTTTCTATATTCTTTCTTCTACGAAACAGTTCTAAAACAGAGTCTGCAACTAAAATATCTTTTTGTCTACGAAAGATGTTTGTAATATTGTTATCCCAATAGTCTAACATCTGATTAACAAACTCTACATTAAAATCATCAGCATCACCTAAAGACTTTTCACCAGTTACATTTCTTTTATAATCTAAAACAGTTAGTTGGTCATGTATTTTCATTTTCTTATAGTTGTTATTGTTATGAAGGATTAACCAATTTTTACCAACAACTGAAAAGTATGAGAATGCTCTACCTTTATCAGGTTGATACTTTGGCATCTGCATAACCAAGAACGCGACGACTTCATGTTTGACTTCATCGAGAGGATAATCAAAATAGTAAAACTTAAAAGTGTGAATTAAGTTTTCAGCTAATTTATTAAAAGCAAACTGAATATGTTCTTTATAAATTCTATTTTTAATAACAGGACTATCAGTAGCATTGTATCTAATAACTGCATTTTGTACTGGTGTTCCAAAATAAATTTTACTTTTCTTTTTTCTTTTCTTTTTGAACTTTGGTTTTGGTGGTGGAGTAACTGATTTTGCTTTACTTATCTTGGTTGTCATTAACATCTATTCCTCTTAATACGTTTAGTTTATTTACTGTTTCTTTAATTTGTTTGAATATTGTACCTATCTCATCATCTGATTCAAAGTGTCCTCTTGAGTCTATCACTTTTAATTCGGTATCTATGGTTTCTATTAGTCGAGTAAAGTTTTCTACCCATGTTTCCAATAACTCTGTTTTTCTTGTTAAGTTCCATATTACATAACATGAAGTTACGAATAAAATAGACACTATTCCAAGCACTATTTCTACTATCATGATTCCTCCGATTTTATACTAATGGA